TCCATCCAGTAGTAGCGTCAGCCTCATTCCCGTTTGGATCGCTTGCCGCATTAGCATCTGTAAGAAGCTCTGGGCCGTATTGTGATGTGGTGTCAGTTACGTCCAAATCCATTGAATAGGCCCCTGTGACTAAAGTATCTGAGTTAGCCCCGGCTTGGGAAAGCGAAGAAAGAATGCAAGTGCCGCTTAAAACGAGTGTTGTGTCTCTGTATAGCTCATATTCAAAGCTATCACCAGACCCCGCATGGGTATATAGACTCGTGTATTGCTCTCCATCAGAGGCAGTAAGATAATCACCAGAAATAGTGCCAGACAATTTACCAGCAATGAACTCTGCAAACTCCCCTGAATCCTGACTTGTGGCATCCAAAGCCTCTGCTGAAATATCAGCCATACATGAACTTGTTGCTGCAATAACTTTATTCACCGTACCTGAAGAGTTCTGCTGTAGCTTGATTATTAGTTTATCCCCTCTTATTGATGCCATGATTTCTATATTTTAAATTCCTGTTATTGAATACACATCTATCGTACAAGTAAAATCATACGTCCTGCCCGTAAGTATGCTTCTAAGCTCGATTGTATTTGTTCCTGCGCTTGTTATATAATAAGTGATATAGTTCATGCCCCATGATAAAACCTTGAGATCCGAATTTAAATAAAGCGAGGGAACAGAACTAGATCCGTTTTGCACCAGATTAATTACAAGCCGGATAAATTGTCCATTTACACTTGAAACGTAATCATCAAAATACGCAAAAGCCCCGCTTCCAGCGTGGGTCCAGCCATCTATTTCAAGCTCATTCCCGGTGATTGTTCCGTCAAGCCCAGCGTCATGCGAATCCCACTCCATTCCCTCGTCAGTATAAGTGGGAGGGCATTCTACCCACTCTCCACTCCACTCGTTTTTTCTCACATCAAAGACAATCTCTAACGGAAAATATGACTTCTCAAATCCATACTCGTCTAACAGATTTGAATCCCGCCAGGCAACATTGGTCATATCGAAAGCATTGCTCCTTATGGTCCCTCTGAACAGATCCACGCTTCTTCGATAGCCCTCAACAGTTTGTCTGGCTAAAATCTCAGCAAGCGGAGCCGAAGAGGTAGGATCACCCGTAATAGACCACAATTCAGTCATTGTAGGAGTTGTGTCTAAAGCAGTGATCCAATAAAAATCATCCATCGTTGGGCCACTAAAGAAATTATTCAGCCATGAATCGCCCAATCCGACCTCTTTTTCTACCAAATTATTTAGCGAGGCTGTATTTTCATGCGAGTAAACCCTTGTGTTGGATAAACCTGTATCTACGGTTAAGCGAAGATTGTCAATAATTACATAATTTGTGGCTGGCGGGTTTTCGTTCCAGAACTCATAAATGCGGAACCTGAGATCAAATGAATTATCATATCCCCAGGAAAGCTGTTCTGGAACATCTATTGTGGCGGTAAACTGTATTCCCGTAGATAGGGCAGGAGCAGTTATACTATAATACCCCACTCCTGACTGCCAGCCGCTTGTGGTTAGATAATAAGTACCGTCATATATCTGCAAATAGATGTTTTTGTATCCTGGCGTTCCTGTGTATACGGGCTTCCAATCAAATATTATTTGGATTGAAGATGGATAGTAAATATTAATTGTTTGTTCTATATAAGCGGTAGGGGCAGATAAGCTATTGTTGCTTTGCATTTTAAGTGTACCGCTATCGTAGGTGTAGGTAGGAGATCCACTTTCTGACCAATATTCAAAATTTGATCCATCCCAGGTCCAGGAATCAAACGTGCCGTTCTTGAACATTTGCTCTCTGCGGGGAGGATTAAGCGTTACCTCACAATTACTTATACCGGCTATTTTAGTAATTTCCTGATCCTCGTACATATAAAAATGATCGCTGTCGATCTCTATATACGAAGTAGATGAAGTGTAAGAAGAATAAACACCTACCGCACTGAACACCCGCCAGTAAATCGTGTCCATACAGAAAGAATTGGCCCTGGTGATAATCCACGTAGAATTATACTGCCGGATCTGCGCCCCATAATTGGTCAGGATCTCGGCCAACACTTCATAACAATTGCCTCTTTTATCGGTGCGCTCGTCCCAGTATTTTTCCTGGTAAACATAAGTCTGGTCCAAAGGTGAATATCCCGCCCCGGAAGAGTGGCTATCCTCAAAAATATTGATAGCCTCCCATATCGGAAATGTCTGCCCGGTCTTTAAGAGGATATTTGCTATAATAACAGCCTGTTCTTCCAGAAGGTAATAAGGATCTCCGCTACCATCCTCAAATTTGATATTCTTTAACTCGCCCAGGCAATCCGTGGCAGTAATAACAACAAAAGTCTTAGCCTGGTTAAACCTCCACAAATATTGACCGGGAGATACGAATCCATTCCAGACCGGGACCGTAGCCCTTGTAATCTCCACAGCTAAATCCCGGCTACCCTCAACATATAAATCATTTGCTTCTTCGTAGAGAATATTAAAATCAACATGAGATCCGACTATAGGCTGATACTTGTCTGAACTGTTCCAATTCATAACAGCCGGAGTACCGCCTGAAGTGAGAGTGGTAACAGATCCACCAAACCCATCCTCCTTAAAGTAGGCTCCCCAAGTAATACCTTCGTAATCTTTCCAGGTCAAGCTATATTTGGTAGCGTATGCCATTTAGGTGTTCATGTTGTTAGAATAGCCTTGGCGATCAATAACCGCGACTAAATCTTTACCTGATATTTTAAAGTTTACATTTGCATTTCCTGGATTATTTACCCCTCCCGGAACTTTCGATCCGGCATCCAAGCCTCTTATCATTCCACTTCCAAGCTGTAAAGCGCCTCCTGCAATCAAAAGTCCGACACCCAAAGCAGGATTAACGGCCAGCATCTGTACCCCGGCCATCATTAAGATATATCCGATATTCGATGCGATTGTTATGGCTAGTTTTTTCAAACTTCCCTCTATCCCGGCCATAGTCTCGCCTATAGCTGTTCCCAGCGCATGAAATGAGTCAATCAACTCTCTTTTGATTGCATCTTTCATCCCTTTCATTATCTCTTCCTGGGTTTTCATGCTATCCTCTAAATCCTCCCACGCTTCTCGACCTCCGGCCCACACCTCTTCATTGTCGTATAGATAACTGTTGATCTCTTTTCTTACCTTCGCACTTTCTTCGGCCAGTTTTGCAAAATACGCTGCTGCTTGATCATAGCCGCTTTGGGCTGATCTTTGCAAAAGCTCAAGCGCGGAAACGAACTCGCGGGATTCCTTTTTGGCTTCTTTGGTCTTTCCTTTTATTTCTTCAATAATTTCCGCGATCTCTTTCATCCGGGCATTGATCTTTTTGAGTTCGGGATCATACCTAGGAAGGGTTTTGCGTATATCTTCAAGCACCTTTGCTTCTGCTTCCAGGTTTTCTATAGTCTCAGCGCCAGCGATCCCCTCAAGACCATACTTATCAAACTCTTTAATTTTTCTTTCAATGTCCCGTAAGATTTCCTGACTAATGTTCTGCCAGGTTCCTTCATCAGATCCGATCAAATCATTCAAGATTTTAGATCGCATATCTTCCAAGGCTTTTTTCATGGCCTCTTCCGCGCCAAGCCCTTGTCCTTCATACCTTTTGGCTTCATATTCAATCTGCTTGCGAACTATGTTAATCTTCTCTTTGACAGAATCCTTTAGCTGCTTATCGGTTTGGAAAATATTCTCCCCAGTAAAGATCCCCTCGCCCTTTGGTCCCAGCCAAACATTATTAAGCCACCTGTTGATCACGGCCAATTCACGGGCAAGACCTTCCAAGGCAGGGATCATATGATAAACGACCTGATTAACCGCGTTGCCCAAATCAACCTTAAAGTCTGTAACTTCTGCGGCCAGGCGCTCATACTTAATAGCGGTAGTCTCGACAATAGCGCCCATCTTGCTCATTTCAGACTCAGCGATAGAGGCTACAGCTTTAGTTACATCGCCCACCGTAGCCCCTGAATGGCCTACATGATCAAGTTTTTCGCGAAGTTCTACTGCGGAGATCCCAAGGTTATCGAGGATAAGCGGAGATTTTCTACCGATACCTATTACGATGCTATTAACCAGATAATCAACGGATTCGCCTGTTTCCTGCGCCCTTTTGGTAGCGAACTGCATCAAAGAGGCAAGCTGCTCCATCGGGATCTTGAAGTTGGAAGCCATCACAGCGCGTTTCATAAGAGCAAGCTCCGAAACTGTGCCGGCAGTAGCTTCTTTGAGTTCTTCCAGAAAATAAACACCAGGCCGGATGCGTTCAAAGGCTTTGGCAACACCTTCCATTTGAGCAGCTAACTTGCTGGACTCAACAGCAAAATTCATAACGGCCCTGGCAGTAAAAGCACCGGCCATGATCCCGCCCAAACTCTTCATGCTATTAGAGAACTTATTAACCTCCTTGCGGGAGTTATTGATCCCCTTTTTGAAAGCAGAGTTATTCAGCGTTAATGCCGCGCTTAATGTTGCTCTGGTAGTTGCCATCCCATTTCCTTTCTTAAATTCTCGACTTCTTGCGGGGCAGGGCTAGAATCTTTCTCCCAAGGAAAGGGTAGCAGGTCTTTAGGAGATTTTGTCTTTTTCAAAAACCCATTACTATTATATGCGTTAGTGCCTACCCATCTAGCTCTCTCCCAATTATCTTTAACCTGATCGTTCTCCTTCTCCCAATAAGCATTGATCGCAACCCAAGTTTCTGACGGTAGCATCCTCCAAAATTCCGAAGGGGCAATGCCTATTCCCGATACACAAGTGCCATATATGTCAGCAAATGTTATTTTTTTTTATCGGTTTCCTCTTTTTCTTCCTCTTCATCCCTGCTGTTCAAAACAAACGGGGATTCCTGGAAAGCAGCCAGAGACTCTTTGATCACGGTCCTTAACCCAACAGCGTCAATAATCTTATTGACATCGCGGGGTGATTCAAAGGGAAAATCCACGTTCTTTGCCTCACAGCCATCCTTCACCCCGTAGTAGACAAATTCGCTAAACTGACTAGGTTTAAGTTGTGAGGGATCAAAAGACCAGATCAAATCGTCAATGGATTTGTTGATGCTGTCTGCAAGATCAGATAAAGCGCCCCATCCGTATCGAATAGGGAGCTTTTTACCATTAAGTGTGCTGAGTTGTTTCATTTTACGTTGCTCCTAGGTTTCCTGAAAGCTGGATGGAGTAGCTACCCGTGGTCAAGGTATCAGAATTTCCACCGGTGAGACTCAGGCCGGTGATGACTCCTTCCGCATTCATAATGATTGTGGTGTCTCGGTATACATCTACCTCAACTGTATCGCCAGCCGCCATGTGGTTATACAGATTGGTGTATTGTTCGCCTGTGGAGGCGAGTAGGAAGTCACCGGAGATCGAGCCTGACACCTTCCCTCCGATGTAAGTTGCAAATATTCCATCGTCCTGAGATGTTGTTTCCAATGCCTCGGCAGTAATATCCAGATTGACAGAAGTGGTTGCAGCAATTACAGAGTTTGCAACCCCTGATGTAGTTTGCTGCACTCTTACGGTTAATTTATCGCCTCTTAGTGCCATTTTAATAGAATTTTAGTGTATATTCTTGAGTAATATTAAATTTCTGTTCGGTCCATATGTAATCATCCGACTCATTGTTCAGATAAGAAACCATCAATGTCTCTGTTCCAATAACAGTTTCATCCTTGATGTCCAGATCCGCTTCAAATGTCGCGGCCAGAGCCTCAACATCATCATAATCCTCGGCATATACTTCAATTCTCAGATTAACCTCTTCTAGCTCATTCCCATCCTGGCTTCTTACATTCTCCCTGGAAACAAAATACACCCCATGCGGAACGCTGGTTCCCTCTGGCGCTTTAAGAGGCCAGACATCGGACTCTAATCCGCTTAACAGTGTATATATGGCTCCCCTGATGCTCATGCCCGAACTTTTTCAATCAGTTTTTGACTTTGCGAAATCGTTTCTCTCAGAAAAGGCTTTGCCTGTATCCGATAGGTTTTGTCAATAAATGGCCTTCCCTGCCTGAATATTCCCGTATGCTCAAAAATATTGTACGGGGGCCGCTTACCCCTGGTAAACCCAGGAATGCGGGGCTTGCTTAATTGTCTGCGTGGATCTCGCGGGTAACGCAACCTAAAAGTGTTGTTTTCGATGATATTCGCCAGGTGTCCTTTGTATTGCGCTGCGCGGGTCACGGTAATCATTCCCATTGGGGTTGATCTGCGTACATTGTGGTCCCGGTCCATCCTGGGTCCGGCAAAAATAATTGCAGGGTTTGTACTCTTCCCTGTCACGTTCCCGAATGATTTTCTGAGATTGGAAGATTTAACCGTCATATTTGCTTTCAATCCCCGAATAATAGTGCGCGTGGAAGCCTTACGTAGAATGCTTCTAGATTCTGCGGTAGTCAGGGCGTAATCGAGGTTATTAAAATATCGCTCAACCTGCCTTGTATCCAGTCTTATGTTAACTTGGCCTGGCATCGTCATCTTTGGCTACTGCCATTAATCTTGTTTTGAGTCTTTTTTCGTGGTTTACGCTCGTTATGTAGAAATATTGCGAATTATGATTGATCCGCATTTTGCTTGTTACGTTTTTGCCTTCGTTGTAGTGGATGATAAACTGCTTCGTGTCTGAGTAGATTACCATGTCTGTAGTGAAGTTCTCATTGCCTGAGATGTTGGTAACATCAGCCCAGGAGGTAACATGAGTGGTCCAGTTGGGTTCATGCGCCCCAATCGTTCCCCTGGTATCATCAGGTTCTTCCACCACTATTTTATCATTCATTGCCAAGGGACCGGTATTTTGCAATGGTTTTCTCCACGTATCCGATCTTTTCATCCACTGGATCGGAAGGATTATCATAGATCCTGGCTACATACAACTTAATAGCCAGTAAAATGTCAGAGGGTATAGCGGTAAACCCGCCCACAAACTCTATATCCATCGCATCCTCCCTTTCATACACACTGGGAGTATCCTCAAATAAGATTGTAGCTGGTCTGCCTTTTAGTGATGTGGTGCGGTTTCCTGCATCATCGGTTTGTATGGAGTTATCCGTATCGTAGTATTTTACCGAAGTAATACTGGCTACGGGATATTTCCAAATCCGCATCTGATCCTTTACCTCGTCCCACCTGAAATATGCGTTCCAAGTTTGAGAAGCGAGGCAAAGATTTGCCCCGCCCTCAATCTTGTTGACAGCAGCCTCTATGTAGCTCTCGATCAGAGCATCATGTTCAGAATGCAATACCCGTAAATGGGTTTTCATATCCGCAATGCTGACCGGGAGCGTAGTAGCGGCTGTTTTCAGGTAATAGTTCATTTTTTGGAACTTGCTTTTACAGTTTTCTTAACCGAAGTATTTTCCTTCGGAACAACCCTTGGAGCAACTACTTCCGGGGGAGTTCTCTGAGGTTTTTCTTCAGGAATATACTCGGCAAACCCTTTCTCGACACAGAGTTTTTTAAGATCATCGGGGAGAGAAACCGAAACTTCTCCCGCCCGATGTGCTATACCAAGCCCGATAGGGCTTTTCAGGAACTTGATCTTACTCATTACTAAGCAGTTTCAAGTCCTTCGATGGCCGCAAAGCTGGCAACGTGACGGAATCCCAGGTCATAGTAACCAGCGATGGTCACGCGCACAGTCCCGTAAGTATCTAAGCTATAGGGGTTTACTATCAGGTCGATAGCTCCCCATTGCCCGATGATACATTCATTCCAGTTACCGAACACCAGCGCACTCAAACCGGTTCCGGTTCCCCTGGTCAGTGCATTGGAGATCACGTTGGTAACATACGCGGGATAGCCATTGATGGTCCCTCCTGCGGGAGTCAATCGGGAGTCGATTTCCCAAATGAACCCGCCCTGGTAGGTACTCTTCAGGGTCTGCTTCATCTTTCCTGCTGCCGTGGCATTGGTGATGTAGGCCGGCCTTCCCCTCAACGCATTGTCCGTGGCAACCATGCTCTCCAACTGAACCACATTGGCCCAATTCAGCACAGTACCATTGGAGCCATGATCCCCGTTATTGATCGAGGAAGCAAACAAACCGGTAGGCTGGTTTGAAGTTCCTGATCCGGTGAACACGGCAGTTTCCAGGGCGTTTGCGATGGAGTAGTACAGGGTATCCTCCACTTCCCTGTCCACGCTGATCGAGGACTGACGGAGCAACTGATGGGTGTACTCGGTATGCGTGGTCAAACGCTTGGGAGTCATGGTCAGTTGCTCGTAAGTGGGATCGCTCTGAGTGGAAAGACCACCTTCACTTCTCCATGTGGCCGTACTATCGGTAGCCCTGCGGGGGAATGCCACATCTCCCACCAATCCGGTCTGAAGATCACCACCGGCAGCGATGACCACCATCGAATTGCGAAGGGTTGTGATCAGGCCACCCATCTCGGTTGCCACCGTATATCCTCCTGCCGCATCTACTGTGGCTTTCAGATCGGCCCTCTTCTCAGGATTGAATATAATGGAAGGAACGGCAATACCCTGCGTTTCCAGCTTGGATGCTTGCATTTCCTTCACTCCCTCCTGGTGCATCTCCAATTCCACACCGTCAAACTGACCCTCACCGGTCATCTTGGCTACCCTCTTGCGAAGGGCTTCCCGGATAGAGTACCGCTTGATGTCCTTTTTCTGACTCTCCCCAAGCACAGGGCCATAATCGCCAGGCAGAAAATCCTTCAAAGCCGTTGCCAGCTTGACCACTTCCGCAATAGCCTCCTTGGTGACTTTCATCTCATTGCTCTCTTCAGGGTTTTTCACGGACTCAAGCGTTCCTGCTCTTTTAATATCCGCGTCCAGTGTCTTGATTTGGGACTCAAGCCCATCGAAGGTCTTGCGTTCCTCGTCCGTAAGCTGCTCCTTACCTTTGGTTAACTCTTCCAATTGCTTGACAAGGGCAACTCTTTTTTCGATCATTTCCTTTTTATTCATATTATTATATTTAAGAGTTGTTAATAATGCCCATCAGTAAGGGCAGACTGTTTCAATTTCCTTATCCTGAGATTGAATTTCTCGATCTCATTGATATTGCCGGTTTCGTCATTATGCTCTTTGATTTTCTTGACTACTTCCTCGATAAATTCATCAGGGATGTTCGGCTCAAAAGCTCTTTCTTTGAGTGCATCGGGGTTAGATGGGATATTCACCACTGAAATTTCCAAAAGCTCCTGGCCGTGATAGTAGTACAGCTTGGGATCTTCTCCATCATCCTCGTTGCCCTGATGTCCATCTCCGATAGGCATAAATCCAACACTGACAGCATTCAGAGAACCAAAAGCAATCTTGCGGAAGATTTTATCAGCCTTCGGATTAATGTCTGCCGGCTCAAACTCGATCTCTCCCTTCAGCTTTCCATCCTCAACCCAGGCTTTTGCTTTTCCGATAACATCATCAGGATCGCTCCCGCCAAACCAACTGCCATATACATCGTGCATATATCCTGCAATCCCGTTGGTTTTAAAATTTTTCAGATCCCAATTGTCCTGATTCAAAACAGTTTTGTGACGATCAGGACCGCTTGTACTGAAAATAAACGGAATGACTCGGCTATCCTTGGCCGGTTTGCGTAACTCTCCGAATTGCCTAATCATTTTGTCCATTGTTATCTTCGTTTGTGTTTGTATTGGGATTCTCGTATACCTCACCACCAACATAAGGATTCCTGCCTTCAAGCTCCCTGGCCTCGTTGGGGTTAAATACTTTATGCTGGATCATCTTCGCATAAAACTCTGCCCTGGTCTTAATATCAGCCCGAAGCATAGCGTCCAGACTCCACTTAATTGATACCTCCGGCCACTCGTCCAGTAAAAGTTTGCTTTCAAGCTCGTTCTCGTCCCTCTTCAAAATTGGCCGCACCGTATGCTTGGCAAGCCAGAGGTCCATCTGTTCTATATTGGAAAATGTGGAGTGTGAGTGATCTTGCAGAAATGCGGGAGGAATATTCATAAACCGGGCGATCTCTGTGACCTGGAATCCCCTTGTCTCTAAAAACTGAGCAGCATTAGGAGCAATCCCAAGCTCCTTTAGGGTCATTCCCCTGTCGAGAATAGCAGTATCGTGATCGGCATTCTCGCTCCACCGTTTCTTTAAAATGGAATAGGCATCATCATTAATCGCTCCGGCTGATTCGATAACTGCCCTGAGAACACCGTTGCGCCTGAAGTATTTTCCCCCAAACTTCTCTGCGGCCATGCCCAATCCAATATTCTCTGCGGCCATCTCTATAGGACTCTTGCCTATGATACCGTCAATGCTCATTCCTTTGAAGTGAATGATCTGATTGGCATTCCATTCTCCTTCGTATTTTCCTCCCCTAATATCGTACTTGATCTTTCCGTCTACCAGCTTGGGCTTACAGGAATCTGGATGGATGGGAATTAGTGCAGATGGGTACTTATCTCCGCGCTTTTTGTAGATTATATGATAGGCGTTGCCCCAAAGATCCACATAGGAATTACTCAGATACCAAAAATCGAAGTAGTTCATCCAGGGGTTAGGCTGGAAGGCAAGCATCCTGTATAAAGGATGATCCGTAAACTCTTCTTTGCCCTCTTTGGTTTTCCTGTAAATCATAACGGGCAAGGAAGCTCTTGTTTCACCCCTTACCCGTACTGCTGCGTTTACTGCTGAATAATTTAGCGCGATCTCTGGCTTGACAGCTACTCCGGCATCCGTCATTGACGAATTGATCATGTCTTTCCAGCCGGTAGTGCTTTTCAGATCGAGGTTAACGTCCCGCATTAACCACTCTGCGAATCTTTGCTTGATACCCATCTCATACAAAAATATAGATAAAGCACCCATAAAAAATGGAACAATGTTCCCTTTATTTGTACTTAGTATAAATTAAGATATGAGATACGGGTATGTAAAGCCGGGGTTTAAGCCTTTCTGTTTTTTATCTTTTTAAAAGTTTCATAATTTTTATATCGCCTACAGCCAAACCTCTTGATGTGTATTTCTTCCGCTTCGTGATACGCTTCAAAATACTTGGTTTGTCCCTTCAGACAATTATAAAACAAGTCCAGAAATTCTTCAGCTTTTAAGATAGGCATGAGACAATCTTATCTATCATCGTATTTACCAGGGCATCATCGGCCACGTTTAAAAACTGCCTCTGGAATCCTTCATCGAGGTCCATCTTCGGAGGCCAGGTCCATATATCAAACTGAACTTCCTTCCAGCTTAAATCAGGAGTGTTTGAATAATAAGCAGGGTAGATCGAGGTAATGAAAAATGCTTGCTGGTCCAATCGGCATTGATGGATCAATTTCCTTACCCCGTCTGTCACAAAATATCGCGGGAGATGGGTTTCCCAATCGTACAGATCCTCCCGGCCAAGCATATCCCGAATATAGATCAAAGTGTTCTTTAAGGCGTTTTTGTAGCTCATATCCCCAGGTCGCGTCTGCATATATTCATCTACGCTCTCTATCGGGCATCTAGCATATACGGTTTTGAGCTTTTCCTTGGTGATGGGATGAAGTATGAATATATCGTCATACATCAATACGAACTCCGGTCCCAGGTGCGGAAGGACCGCTTGCAGCTTCTTGATCACATCGAAATGCCGGGCATATCCCTTCTTTGAAATCTCTATTCGCTGCGAAGGAACATAAATCACCCCTTTGAGTTTGGGATCATCGCCCACTACAAAACATCGGCAATCACCGTAGTTCTTCTTGACAGACTTGATGCTCCATTCCAATTCGTTAAACAAGCCAGTCTTGTACCAGGAAGATAGGCTCTCTACATAAATCCAGACAAAATCCATTATTTTTTTTTATTTCACTTCTTTACCTACAATTTTATTCGCGGCATTGGCCCCATGAATCACCTGGTAAGCCAAAACATCATTCGTAGGCCACACGCCTTTATACTCATTGGTCATTAGATTGTGAGGCCGGGCAAAAGCGGTGCGGATCTTCTCTTTGTTGGCTTTCTCGATCAAAGAAAGAAAGGGAGAGTTTGGATTTGGCCTTACCCATCCATCTCTCTCAGTGCCGGAAGAGAATAATTTACTGCCCTTTTTCTGATAGTATCTCAGATCCACGATGATCTCAGCGTTGGTAAAGCAACTCTGAATTGCCAAAACCGCACCTGGAAGATACAAATCGTCATTGTCCAGGCGGGAAGTAATTACCCACGGCTCTTCAACCTCAACCTCTTCAAAGGTATTCCGAATATCACAATGAACGACTCTCATTTTTTCATCGCTGATAATCTCCTGAATGAATCTGTTCGGAGTCCGGCTGTCGAGTGAAATGATCCACTCAAATTCGCCCTCCTGGTCCAGAACACTCTTTCGGGTTTTCTCAAAGAGCTTCATGCGAGCTTCCATCCACTTGTTTGCCTTGCTCACATCGTCATACAAAAAACCACCGTCAGGCTGCTGCTGAGTGTTGTACCTAGTGAGAATAAAGTGCTTGAATACGTTTAATTTCTTCATCACGCTTATTTTTATTGGTTCTTCTTAACTGCTTTGATTTTTGCCCATTCCAGAGGCGATGAACATAAACCTCTTTATCTGTGTAAACAGGCTCGTAACCTTTGGACCAGAGGCGCAAATGCATATCATATTCCTCGGCAGTCCATAAGGTTTCGTTCATGCCTCCAATAGAGAGTAGTATTTCAGTCCTGTAAATAGTGGTCCCTCCGTGGATTTGGTTCTGTATGCAATTAGATTTAAAGTCAAATTGATTAGGTTTATATATCCAGGTCGTTTTCTGTGGATCTTCTAATTGAATAGCGTTAGCATAAGCCCAAGGCGCATCACCTATCCCATCAACAAGATCCTGAAGCGAGTTTTCCGGTAAATAATCATCTTCAGTGACAAATTTACAAAACTCTCCCTTAGACATCTTCAAACCGAAGTTGAAATTTACCGCTACGCTGCAATCGCTTTTTGCATGAATAATCTCAAAATCTCTGTAAGTTTGGCTCTCGATTGACTGAACACACTCACTCAGAAATCCCCGATCTTTATCGTATGGGATAATCACGCTTATCATATAGCTGCTGTATTATTTTACTGGCCTCGATTTTCTTCCTGCCGGCCTCTGGCAAATAAGCTGCGCTATGACCGGTCATATTTTCAAAAGGCTGATTGATCTGCCACGTTCTGTAAAGGGCGTGATAAGATCCTTCGGTCTGATAAGTGGGTTCGGTTTCGGGAACCTCCTTCCAGTTATCCCCGATGTAAGTCTCTCTTTCAATAATCGGGGCATAGCTTAATCCAAGCTGCTCAAATAATCGCATCCGCTTTTCTTCTTCAAACAACTCTTCATACCGAATCGTTATATCCCTGGTTGTTAGAAAGTGCATCACATGATACTCGTATTCCTGTATGCTGTGACGGGGAGTAATAAGATACCTATCGCCCAATCGCTGATAAAGACTTCCAAAAATATCATATGGGTTTTTGATAATCATCACCCGTTTACAATCCTTCTGTCGGAGATCAGGTAAGACGGGGCATTTAAAAACAACATGGGGAGTTCCTTTAGATGGAGGATCACCGGTTTCATTGTAATGCTCCCTTACAAGATGATGATCACCGATAATCTTTCTGAGGATTGTGGTTCCTGAGTGCGGGAAACCGTATACGAATATGATCATTTCCAAAAAGGTATTCGTTCAATAATCTTGAACTCGTTTAAAAATGCTTGCTGGTCTACCCATTGACCGTTTACCTTGAAGCACTTCTCGGTAACTTTGTTGATCCGAACCTCCGTGATTTTTTGGCCATCCGTGATTAAGTGCCGGCCTGTTCTGATGTTCATAGTACCTTTTCGATTTCCTTTAACAATTGATCCTTTGAAATCTTGGCAAGCCCTTCAACTAATTCTTTAGTTATAGGCAAGCCCTTCATCTCCATTAAACTGTCAATCCAAAAATCATTGACAATTACAGTGGTTTGCATAGCGATTGCTTTAAGAGATACGTTGATCTCTGGTCTGTAATCAGTCTCTTTTTTAGTCATAAAATTCAGTGTTTAGCCATTTTTCATCATCATATGTAAACTCCCGCATTTCCTGTGCTAACTTAGGATCGGGAGGTGGGGGATCGGCCCAGTATTGTTTTATGAGCCTGAAAACTTCATCGTTATCCTTATACGGAATGGCGCAAGGTAGGTTCCCATTGAAAATACTGCGCTTACCAAGCAGACCCATCTCCACTACACTAAGAGCCATCTGATCGTGCCAGGTTAATCTCACTCCTAAAAAACAGCTATCATAGACCGCTTGAAGCTGCTCACGCTTGTATTGCCCGAATTGGCTGAAGCTAAATCGTAATCCTGGGTTTTCATCTGCAATTTTCTTGAGATAAGTGTAGCCATAGAACTCTTTCCGTTCCTTGTGTGCATAATAATGGTAGATATTAGGCCCAGTGCGGCCCGTATACTTAAATTCATCGAATCCCAGCCCAAATATCGGCTTCTCGATGTACTTAATGCCGGCTTTGTCCAAATCTGCCTTGATCCAGTGTGAATAAGCTAAATGGAATACCCTGTGCTTGTTTTCGATACACCACTTGCTTAAATATGGTGGAATTGTGATAGAATCCGATCCAGCCCATATAACCACAGCCAATCCGGTGTGCCGCATGAGCATATTGTGATGATTCTTATTATACATCCCGTAGAAGATGGCCGGCTCATGGTGTTCCATCGGATCATAGTTGCGAAGGCCGTATTTGATCTTGAAACCTCGCCAGGTGGAGTAATCCAATCCTAAAAACAAGCGCCTAATTCTCATGCTGTAGTGTGCTAGTAAATTTACTACGATCAACCCATAGGGTATCATCGGTGTTGGTGTAATAGGCGGTTCCGGGATACCACGGATAATAATACCAAGGGGTGCGCTGCTCAATGGAATATTCTTCCCAATCACTTCCCAGCATCTTCTTCAGCCCCTTAATAAAATCCTTAAGATTAATGGCCTGATCAATCTCAATTACTTTTCTGTCGGTGTCAATTGTAATTTTCATGGTAAGTTTCATGGTTTTTTAATTTTTATTAATCTCGATTTTCACAGTATACGCCTCAAGGTAATCAAAACCAAATACCTTACGTATACTTGTAATTATCCCTACATAATGAGAGATGCTTACTCCATCGCGGCTGTGAATAAATTCAACGCGGCCCTGTTTTCTGAATAATGATTTCAAATTATCCATGAAGGCTTTTCGTTCATCGTCAAACAAAACGTGAAGATAAAGGCTGTCAGTAGGTAAGCTGTATTCTACTTCATACTGGGATAAATCTTTCATCTGTTCACCATTAAAGGTGATGCTGTCATTTTCGTGTATTGCTCTGCGTTTCATGGTTTATAGGTTTTCTAAAAATCTGATTTCTCCTGTAAATTCATCTTCCTGGTTTCCCATCCATGTGCCTATCCCCATAGCAAGGGCAACCATTCCGTCAATTTTGTCAATGCTTTTCTGTTTATCAAACTTCACATCACCAGCAGCATTCACAGCCAAAGTCACATTTGAGTTCATCCACCTTGCTACCGGGTTTCCCATGTGGTTAAAAGTCTTGAGAAGGACACGTCTTTCAAGTTCCTTAATGGGTCCACTCATAGAAGGCGGCCCCTGTCCAAAGGGATTAAGTTTGTCTACATCGAATCCGGCTTTGATCAACCTCTGTATAACCCCACCAGAATACCACCGGTCATAGCTGACCATCCCAATTTTGTAGTAAGCAAAAATGTCCAGTATATCACGGGCCATAACTTCGTCATCAAGCGCATTTCCGGGCATGGTCATAATGTGTCCTTGATCAGCCCAAACATGGTAATCAACAATATCTTCTTTTTCGTGGACCTTGCTCTCTGGAATCCAAAACCACCACTTCACAACCAGGATCTCGTCTATCTCCCAAACAAGG